GTGCAGGATTAACCCGATGCCGGCCAAACGATCCAAAGCCCTACGAGGGGCAACCGAGCCAAGACTCCACAGTCCCTATCTCAAGGGCAAATCTAAAGTCGATGACGTAATTGAGTTGGCAAACCTCATAGAGATGCCTTTATTGCCGTGGCAGAAGTTTATCCTCACGGATATGCTCAGAACTGACAAGAAGGGCAACTGGATTCGCAAGACGAACCTAATTCTGGTCGCTCGGCAGAATGGCAAGACTCATCTAACGAGAATGCTCATCTTGGCGCACTTGATCAAGTGGGATAGCAAGAACGTAATCATTGCTTCATCTAATCGCTCGATGGCACTGGATACCTTCCGGCAAGTAGCCCACGTCTTTGAAAACAATGAAAACCTCATGGCTTTGGTCAAGCAGATCCGTTATGCCAATGGAACTGAGTCAATCGAGATGAAAGACGGTCGCAGACTCGATGTTGTAGCCGCAACGAGAGACGGAGCGCGTGGACGATCAGCAGATGCGCTGTTCCTCGATGAAATCCGCGAATGGTCAGAGGATGGATACCGAGCAGCGATGCCGGTAACTCGCGCTAGACCTAATGCCCACACATTCCTGACTTCTAACGCTGGCGATGCTTTCAGCCAAGTATTAAACCAACTTCGAGAGCGCGCATTGGATAATCCGCCAAAGTCTTTCGGATTCTATGAGTATTCAGCACCACAGTATTGCAAGATCGATGATCCGAAGGCTTGGGCTATGGCGAACCCAGCAATGGGTTATCTCGTAACGGCTGAGACGCTTGAGGAATCCGTAGCGACTTCTCCGATAGAAAACACGCGTACAGAATTGCTTTGTCAGTGGATTGACTCCCTAAGTAGCCCGTGGCCGCATGGAATCCTTGAGGAAACTAGCGACAGCGAACTTCAGATCCCACCCGGCGGATACACAGTCTTTGGATTCGACGTATCACCATCTAGGCGCAATGCTTCGCTCGTTGCCGGTCAAATACTGCCCGACGGTCGCATTGGAGTCGGCATATTGCAGACTTGGGACAGCGCAGTCTCAGTCGATGACTTAAAGATCGCAGCCGATATAAAATCATGGGCAGATCAATATCGACCACGCCAAATCTGTTTTGACAAGTACGCAACTCAATCGATCGCTGACAAGTTATCGAATGCCGGCTGCATCGTGCAAGACATCTCAGGGCAGCAGTTCTATCAGGCTTGCGGAGACTTGCTCAATGGCTTGGTAACTCACAAAGTCGTTCACAATGGTCAAGCAAACCTAATTCAACAGATGAACAACTGCGCAGCCAAAGTAAATGATTCGGCTTGGCGAATTGTTAAGCGAAAGTCTGCTGGTGATATATCTGCACCAATCGCTTTGGCAATGGTTGTCTCGATGTTAATGAAACCACAACAGGTAGCGGCTATTTACACTGATTGACCTATATGTAGTGTATAATTCTCACCTATGGGTCTATTTTCGCGCAAGCCGCTAATCGTCGAAGCGCAATCTGCGCCACAGGTAATGGGCGAAAATCTACCCTCACTTTATAGTAGCCTAACCCTTCGCGTATCACGCAAAGATGCCATGTCAGTGCCATCCGTTGCCAGAGCGCGTAACTTAATCTGCGGAACTGTCGCATCGATCCCACTTGAGTATTACAACAAACGCACTGGCGAAGTTATGGCCGCTCCGCGTTGGATTAACCAACTATCTAAGAACCAGCCGTCATTCGTAACTATTAACTGGATTGTTGACTCTCTATTATTCTACGGCAATGCTTATCTGCGCGTTACAGAACGCTATGCAGAGGATGGCCGTCCTTCAGCCTTTGAGTGGATCGCTAACTCTCGCGTTACATTCACAACCGATCTTGAAGGCATAATGATCACTCAGTATTATGTCGATGCCAATCCAATCTCGATGAACGACATCGTTACAATTCAAGGATTAGATGAAGGCGTATTAGAACGCGCTGGAAAGACTATTCAGTCAGCGATTGATCTCAATAAAGCCGCTTCTATCTCTGCTGCAACTCCAATGGCATCGGGAATCCTTAAGAACTCAGGCGCAGACTTGCCGCCGGCTGAAGTCTCTGGACTTCTTGCCGCTTGGAAGCGCAGCCGCCAAAATAATTCAACTGCTTACTTAACAAGCACACTTGAGTTCCAACCAACACAATTCTCGCCTAAAGAGATGATGATGGTAGAAGGAATCCAGAATCTATCAACTGAAATTGCTCGCGCTATGAACGTACCGGCTTATCTTTTGAGTTCAGAAATGAACCAGAGTATGACGTACTCCAATATCCAAGATGAACGCAAGCAATTTTATGCGATGTCGATCGAACCTTTTATTCAGGCGATACAGAGTCGTTTATCTATGTCGGATATTTCGACCGCAGGACATGAAGTCCGCTTCAGCGTATTCGATACATTCCTAAAGGAAGATCCTCTAGTTGAACTTCAAGTAATTGAGAAGTTGCTTACTCTAGGACTTATTACAACTGAACAAGCAATGGAAATGACAGACTTAACACCAAACGGAAGTGAGGGGATCTCGTAATGGAGACTCTATACATCGAAGCAGCCTCAATCGAGTGCAGCGAGGAACGCCGCGAAATTAGCGGAAAGATCGTTCCTATGGGAACAGGCGAAGTCGGCAATACCAATCTTGGTGGCGTTGTATTCGAAGCCGGATCAATCGAGATCGATGATCCTTCTAAAATTAAATTATTATCACAGCATGACGTTAAGAAGCCAATCGGCCGCATGGTTACAGCAACAGTTCGACCAGATGGCATCTACGCAACTTTCAAATTAAGCCGTTCAACTGGTGGCAATGACGCGCTAGTTATGGCACAAGAAGGACTCGTAAGTGGTCTTTCAGTAGGTGCAGAGATTATCGCATCTGCGCCTTCACGCTCTGGACACACAGTCGTTACAGCAGCGAAGTTAAAAGAAGTTTCTCTAGTAACTGAACCGGCTTTCAAGTCTGCTCAGGTTCTTGAGATCGCAGCAGAGGAAGTAGAACTCCCTGCTGAACCAAACACACCAACAGAAAGCGAGGCGGTCGTGGAAAATACTCCAGACACCGTAGCAGCACCAGAAGTTGAGGCAACGGCTGTTGAAGCCGCTCGTCCAACTGTTTCAGCACCAGCGTACGCAAAAGAGCGCACAGCACCTATCTCATCAACACAATATCTCGAAGCATCAATCAAGGCAGCACTAGGCGATGACGATTCACGTCGCGTCGTTCGTGCAGCAGATGATTCAACTTCAACAAACACAGGTCTGACACTTCCTCAGCACCTAAACCAATTCATCACAGATACATTCACAGGCCGTCCAGCGTTCGATGCAGTAACTCGCAACGCGTTGATCGATTCAGGAATGTCATTCACAGTTCCACGCCTTTACACAAATGCTTCATCAGCAGACACAGCACCAGCAGTCGCTGATGTTAACGAAGGCGCATCAGTAACAGATACAGGCATGACATCAGCCTATGACACAGTGAGCATCAACAAGTTCGCTGGTCTAAACCGTATTTCATGGGAATTGATTGATCGTTCATCACCTTCATTCATGGAATTGCTCATGGCTGAACTTCGCAAGGCATACGAGAAGGCAACAGACACAGCACTTCTAACTGAACTCATTGCATCTGGTACAACAGCAGCAACAACAGCAGCAACAGCAGCAGGACTCCAATCATTTATCTCTGTAGAAGGCGCAGCCGCATACAAGGGAACTGGCGGAGACTTCGCTAACAAGTTGGTTGTAAATACTGACCAATGGGCAGCCATCACCGGCTATGCAGACACAACAGGACGCGCACTATATTCAGCACAGGGCGCAACCTACAACGCTTCAGGCACAGCAGTCGCATCAAGCGTTCGCGGTAACATCCTCGGAACTGATCTGATCGTTGATCACAACATCGCTGCTTCAGGCGTAGTTGATAACTCAGCGTTCTTGATCGCTCCATCATCTGTATATGTCTGGGAATCACCAGTAACAAACCTTCGCTTGCAGGTTCTAACTACAGGCGAACTCGAAATCGCACTTTACGGATATATGGCTATTTACGTAGCCAAGTCCGGCAAGGGCGTTCGCAAGTTCAACCTAACTTAATAGGTAACTAAGTCGCTGGCGGCCTAGTGCCCTTCTAGGCCGCCAGTCTTTAGAAAGAGGATCAAATGTCATACACAACAGTTGCAGAACTCCGCTCCGCTCTCGGTGTCGGTACTCTGTACGCTGACGCAACCTTGCAGGAAGTCTGCGACGCTGCTGACAATGTGTTGATCCCTTTTCTATGGGCTAACTCGACTCCAGCAATAGCGCACAGCAACAACGGCACAGCCGGCGTTCTTTACTTTAATGATTATGTTCAAGATGTATTTTATGTAGGTCAGCAAATTACTGTTGCTGGTTGCGGTAGTAATTTTAACGGAAGCAAAACCGTTAACGGCGTAGGTGAAAAAAGCATTGAAATTACAACAACTCACGCGGCTAATGTGGTTAAAACTTATCACCCAATTAACCCTTATGGTTCTGTTGCTGCTACTACTTATACAGATTACTCAACAGTTCCAGCGATTCAAGAAGCATCTCTAATGATCGCTATTGCTATTTGGCAAGCCCGTCAAGCACCAAGTGGACAGGGCATGACAGTCGATGGCTTTGCACCAAGTCCGTTCACAATGTCTAACACTTTGCTTGCTCGCGTTCGCGGCTTGCTTGCGCCTTACCTAGATCCGCGCTCGATGGTTGGCTAACCATGACAGCAGCGATCTCAACACTTCGCGCCACTATTGCAGCCGCGCTAGTCGATAACTCACTTTGGTCAGTATTCTCGTTCCCACCGGCAACGCCCATTGTCAACAGCGTAGTGATTAGCCCTAGCGACCCTTATGTAACTCCAAACAATAACGGGCGCAATACAATCGCTCCGCTTGCCAATTTCAATATTAATATCTTTGTCCCGTTGTTAGACAATGAGGGCAATCTAAATGGAATTGAGGAAATGCTAGTTGCTGTGTTTAACAAACTGGCAGCGTCCTCGATCGTCTATAATGTGGGAGATGTAAGCGCGCCTAGCGTTCTTAACGCTGCCACTGGCGATCTATTGACTTGCTCCCTGCAAGTCTCAGTCCTAACGAGTTGGAGTTAAACCATGAATGAATGGGAAAAAGAACAAGCAGAGTTCCTGATCAAGATTGGTCAG